AGAATTAATAGAGATGTAGCAACTGATGCTCAAAGAAAATATCAAACAGCTACTTTAATTGTAGGTCAAGGAACTTATAATACTCCTGGTAATGAAGATTTTATTAGAGCTATTAAATTAACTGATGCTAGTAATGAGATGTGGTATCTTCAGAAGGTAGATCAAACTTTTTTAGATGAATATACTCAAGATGAAGTAGCTAATACAGGTCCGCCTAGATACTATGCTATGTTCCAGTCTGGTCAAGGAGCTAGTAATAATACTAATTATTACAAAATTGCCCCTTCTCCTGACGCTACTTACACTATTGAAGTAGAGTATTCTATTATGCCGGATCAATTAAGTTCGGGAAATACTCAGACTTTCTTGAGTCAGAAGTTCCCTAATGGTATGCTCTATGCCTGTTTGATAGAGGCTTATGGATTCTTAAAAGGTCCAATGGATATGTTGACATACTATGAAAATAGATATAAACAAGAGGTAGATAAGTTCGGTCTTGAACAATTAGGAAGACGTAGAAGAGGTGATTATACAAGTGGAGCTATTAGAATCCCATTAAACACTCCTTCCACAACTGATGCAGGATTGATTAAGTAGGAGATTATTATGGCAATAACAACTAGTGCAGTGTGTAATTCATTTAAAAATCAACTTTTAAGTGCAACTCACAATTTTACTCAAACATCAGGTAATAAATTTTATTTAGCTCTATATACTAATAGTGCTGCAATTGGAAAATCTACAACAGATTATTTAACTGCTGGTGAAACAAGTGGTACAGGATATTCAGCAGGTGGAAAACTTTTAGCTGTTGCTGGACAAACTCATAAATTATCAAACGATACAGCAATTGTTGATTGGACTAACCTTTCTTGGTTAACTGCTTCAATTACAGCAAGAGGAGCTTTAATTTATAACAAATCGGCTTCTGATAAAGCTGTATGTGTTTTAGATTTTGGTGGCGATAAAACCGCTACTGCTGGAACTTTTACAATTCAATTTCCAAATTTCACAGATACATTAGCTATCCTAAGAATATCGTAAGGAGGTAGTTCCTTATGGCGAACACTTGGGGCTCGTTAAAGTGGGGAGATGGTCTCTGGGGAGATCAAGGATCCGTTAGTGTTTCCGTTACAGGTGTGGCTGCAGCTACTGCTGTTGGAAACGAATCAGCTTACAATTTAACTGGATGGGGTAGAGATACTTGGGGATCTCAAGTATGGGGTGGTACTGATGATGCTATTACTAATGTAACAGGAATTAGTGCTGCTACTGCTATTGGATCTGTTGGAGTAGAACTTGTTAAAAATGTTCCAGTTACCGGAGTTAGTGCAGCAACAGCAATTGGAGCTATATCTGCTAATACCGATGTTACTGTTTCTTTAACTGGTCTTTCTATGAGCTGGACTGTAGGTCCAATCAATGTAGACTTAGCTAAAAATATTGAAGTACCATTTGGTGTAGCAGCTCAAACTGCTATTGGAAGTGTAGCAACAAAAACAGACGTTACTGTTTCTTTAACTGGTTTAGGATTAACTGGGGCTCTGGGCAATACAATTGTTGAAGGTCCTGCTCAAGTAGATGCTACTGGTGCTGGTGCTACCACAGCTATAGGTTCTTTAACTTTAAGGGGAGATGCTCATGTATTCCCTACGGGAGTAGTAGGAGAAACAGGCATAAATGAATCTACTCAAATAGGAGATGCTCATGTATTCCCTACGGGAGTTTCAGCTGCTTCTGCTACGGGTATTATAAGACAATCTTCAGGATATGGGGTAACTGGCCAAGCTTTAACTACTGCTTTAGGTAGTCTTGCTTTTAGAGGAAATGCTAACGTATTTCCTACTGGAGTTTCAGTCACTATTAACCCTGGACTACCTACAGTATTTGCATATAATGAGGTTGACACGGGGACGCCTGTATCTTATAGTAGTGTATCTACGGGTACAGATATTACGTATACGGAAGTAAAAGCAGCTTAGGAGATTTATGGCATCAAATTATAATGCATTTGGTTTTAACCTAATGACTACTGGTGAAAACGCCGGTACGTGGGGTGATAATACCAACCTTAATTTAAATTACGTTAGAGATATGTTTACGTACATTGAGGTACCAATGACGGCAAACAGAACTTTAACTATACCTGATAATTCTACAGGAACTTATAATGGTAGAGCAATCGTTGTAAAATTAACAGGTACAACTGGTGGATCAAGTAGAGTTTTAGATATAGCAGAACAAGCAGGTTCAGGATCTTCTCCTGGAGGTGCAGCTGATATTCTTAAACCTTTTTTAATTATTGATGGAACTACAAGAACAGGTTCTGATACCATAACTTTTAAAGTTACAGGAGCAACTGGAATAGTTATTCCAAAATATGGAAATACTTGGTGTTTTCATGATGGCACAGATATTAGATCAGCTGGTTTAATTAGTGCTAGAGGGTCAGCAGGTACAGCAGCAGCCCAACCTGCTTATACTTTACCAGCTGCAGATGGATCAAATGGGCAAGCATTAGTAACAGATGGATCAGGCTCAGTGAGCTTTGGATCAGCAGGAATTGGAATAGGAAAAGCTATTGCAATGGCAATCGTTTTCGGATAAAAAACAAAAAGGAAATAAATTATGGCAAATCCAAATATAGTAAACGTAACCGGTATAACAGCAGGATCTTTAGGCTGGAATCTACCTACAGGTGGAATGGTTAATTTAATAGATCCGGATAGTGGTTATCTTTTAAAAATTAATAGAATCGTGGTGGCAAATGTTGATGGATCAGCGGCAGCTGATGTTGATGTTGCTATTGTTACAGCCTCACAAGCTTTCCCAAACACGACAGTTACTGGTGCGGATGCAACAACTTATTTAGCAAAAACAATTTCAGTACCAGCGGACGCATCTTTAGTAATCACTGATACTCCTATCTATTTAAGAGAAGGAGACAATCTACAAGCACAAGCTAGTGCTGCAGGGGATTTAGATCTTACAATTACATTTGAATTACTGACAGACGCATAGGAGGTTTAAATTATGGCTGGCAATGGCGGAATAATTGGACCTGTTAATACAGTCTATACATGTACTCAAGCAGAAGTCATACAAGTTAAAACAGCAAGCGGAGATTTCGCTGCTACCAAATCAAGAACTACATCAGTTACAGCTTTAATAGTTGGAGGTGGTGGGGGTGGTCCAGGTCAAAGAGGCGGCGGCGGTGGAGCTGGCGGTGTAAGAGAAATTAGTGTACCTACAACTGGATGTGCAACTATCGCTGCAACAATTGGTGGTGGTGGAGCAGCTGGACCAAGTGGTGGCGGTGGAGCTTCAGGGGTAGATTCAACTTTAGTTGCATGTGGAATTACATATACTGCTGAAAGTGGTGGTAGAGGTGGTTATGAAGCATCATGCGCTGCAGCAACAGGTGGTTCAGGTGGTGGTGGAGCTTCAACAGCTAACGCACCAGGAGCTGCAGGTAATACTCCTCCTCAACCAGGAAATTTTGGTAATGCAGGTGGTACAGGTAATTGTTCACCAGGTAACGTTCAAGGTGGTGGTGGAGGTGGTGGCGCAGGAGCTGTAGGAGGTAATGCATCTACTTCAGCTTGTGGTGTTGCTGGATCTGGTGGTGTTGGAATAGCTCCAACAGCTTTTCCAGGTCAACCTTTTTTAGTAAATGGTAAAGTCGGTGGTGGTGGAGGTGGTTCAGGTTCTTATGGAGCACCAATTTATGGAAACACAAGAGGTGGTTTAGGTGGAGATGGCGGTGGTGGAAACGCTGGTAATTCACCTGATGGCCCTGTAACAGGAGAAGCTGGAACAGCAGGAACTGCTAACACTGGCGGTGGTGGTGGAGGTGGAAGTGTATTCACTCCAGGACCAAGTGGTAGTATAACTAGTTACGCTGGGGCAGCCGGAGGATCTGGTGTTGCAGCAATTAAAGAATTAGATAAAGCTTCAGGTATTTGGTCTATGTGTGAACAAAGAGAAAGCATAGAAGAAGGCACATGGCCAGAGAAATTATTCAACATAGATTATTTAGTAGTAGCTGGTGGTGGTGCTGGTGGTGGAACAACAGGTGCTTGTCAAGTTGGTGGTGGTGGCGGTGGTGCAGGAGGTTATCTTGCATCAGGTTATGGTCCATCACCTTTACAAGGATCAACATTAGAAATAGGTGGAGGCTCTTACACTATTACAATTGGAGGTGGAGGTGCAGGTTCTTCATCACCAAGAGTAGGAGCTAATGGTACTGATTCAACTTTTTCTACAATAACATCAACAGGTGGTGGAGCTGGTGGCGCAGAAGGCCAACCAAACGCAGGTTCAAATTCAGCAGGAAATTCTGGTGGATCAGGTGGTGGTGGATCTTATTTAGGTCCAGGTGGTTCAGGTAATACTCCGTCTAAAACTCCGCCTCAAGGTAATGATGGAGGTGATCCTCAATATTCAGCTGGACCAACTGCGGTAGCTGCAGGTGGTGGAGGTGGTGGAGCAACCGCTGCTGGAGCAAACGCAACACCTAGTGCTGCTGGAGCTGGTGGAGCTGGAGCACCTAATAATATTAATAACAGTTGTACAACGTACGCTGGTGGTGGAGGTGGATCTACATTTAATAATAACGGAACCGTTGGAGCTGGTGGAGCTGGTGGTGGTGGAGCTGGGGTTAAAAATAATGCCCCACCTGCAAATAATGGAACTGCTAACACTGGTGGTGGAGGTGGTTCTACTGGAGGTCAAGCTGGCGGTGGTGGAAATACGATTGCTGGTGGTTCTGGTGGATCAGGAATTGTTATTGTAAGAGCACCTAGTGATACAACTTTTGCTGTATCACCTGGAACAAATTCTATATCTACACACCCTGGCGGAGATAAATTAGCTACATTTACAGTATCAGGGACGTTGACTGTAGCTTAAAAATAACTTATAAATATAAAATTTAAGGAGTAAAAATATGGCACATTTCGCAGAATTAAAATCAGAAACAGATCCTACTGGATTTACTTCAGATTCACATCAAGTAGTACAAAGAGTAGTTGTTGTAGGCAATGATATTGCTGCAGGCGGAGGAACTTTAGAAAATAATGACATGCATGTTGATGGAGAAACATGGTGTTCAAATTTCTTTAAAGGTGGAAGCTGGAAACAAACTTCTTACAATAATAATTTTAGAAAACAATATGCAGGAATAGGAATGGTTTATGATCCTGTAAAAGATAAATTTTTAGCACAACAACCTTATGCTTCATGGTCACTAGATTCTAGTGATGATTGGCAAGCACCAATAACTTATCCAACAGTTATAGATGATGGTGCAGATCCAGTTGTATGGAGCTATATAATTTCATGGAACGAAACAAAATATAACGCTGACAACACTAAAGGTTGGGAAGCAATTAAATCTAACGACGAAGCGGAGACACCAACAAAATAC